TTAGACGGCATACCCCCGCCGCAGATACCGATCACACATCAGCTTGTGTATATGCCTTTCCAGATCGCGACGAGTCCAACCCTTGGCGAGATAGTGGTCTTCGATAACGTGCCAGAACTCCAATTTGCGGGCGGACTCAATAGCCTTTTTTGCCGGGACACGCTCCCGCGCGATCAGGCTCACGAACTGGCCGAGGAACATCTCGCAGTTGCGCCCGCTGAAGCCCTTGGCGGTCTTGTAGTAGCGCCGATACTCGGTGCGCTCGATCAGCGGATCGCACTCGACCTGGACGCGGGCGTCCTGGCTGATCAGGCTCCAGAAAGGATCGTAGACCGCCGTCCGGCTCAGCAGCTTGAAGCTTTCGCAGGCATAGTTCCACAGCCCTTGCAGGTGCGGGCAGAGGCCCTCATAGGTGCGGCAGCCGATGACCTCCCCCGAAGCCATGCGCGAGCCTTCGGAGAACTGCTGGACGATGGAGTGATGGAAGCGGAATTCGAGCCGCCAGACCGTTTCCAGGGGGTTATAGGCCGGGTCGCCATCGCCGAACGGATCCCCGTTCAGGGTCGCCCACACGCTTTCCCAATAGTCGAGCTTATCGGTGGCCCGAGCCTGGAGGGTCTTGTTATAGATCGACAGTTGCAGGCCGTTGGCCGAGCCGAACATGTACGTCTCGCCACGCCCGTAGACCGAGGCGTTACCGTCAAACTCGATCCGCTCGATCCCGCTGATCTGGCGTACCCGACGCGAGCGGCAATGCATGCGATCCACCAGATCGCGAGGCGGTTTCCAGCCCTGTACGTCCAGGGCGATATGCACAGCGGCTTGGTTGGTTTCGCAGTGACTCAGCACGGCAGCGGCCAAATCATCCAGCACGCCCTGGAGGATGCGCGGATCGGCGCCATCGAGGGCGTGAGGCGATACCTCGATCTTGAGGTGCGAGCCAATGGTATCGACCTTGATGTTGTGGTTCTTGATCAGCAGGATCAGGCCCATTTCAGCGTTCTGCAGGCGGTACTGATAGCCGGAGTCGCGACCGATGCGGCCCTTGGACCATTCGTAGCCGGCGAACTCGACCACATCCACCGAGAGGTCAAACAGCGCCATCACTTCCGGGCGCAACTTGCCGTTGTACAACTGCCGCACCGTATCCACGCCGCACCGCAGAATGCGCACGCCTGACAGGTCGGTGAATTGAGCCGTGGTGTCGTCGAAGAACAACCGCCCTTTCGGGCTTTCCAAGACCTGACCGTCCGACTCGATACTGACGCGAATTTGATGGCTGATTTTCTTCATCTTTAACGATCCAAATTGGTACGAATTGAAACCGCAATAGGTGGCTTATCTGACGTGTTACAGGGGCGTCAGCCGGCCCCGCCGTGGCGCTTGCTCACTCCGAGACGAGCCGTTCGCGCGCGCCCCGGCCAGGCCGGCTACAGCGGCCATACCGGCCCCGTCGGCGTCACCGCCACCGCGAAGAAAAAGCCCGCCAGATAGGCCAGGAACGCCAGCCCCAGGGCGGCGAAATAGCTTGTCCAGTTCATCGGTTCCCCCTCAGTTGATCGAGCGCGGCAAGCGGCTGGTGTCAGGAACCACCGTCACCCGCACGGCGGCGCTGTTCGCGGCGGCGGGCGGCACGTTCGGCGCGGCGGTCTGAGCCGGCGGCGCGTTGCCCAAGGCACTACGCCCGGCGCAGGCGGCATAGCCGGACCAACCGCCCTTGAAGCTCAGTTCCGCGGCGCAGTTGCCCCGCGGCACCACGGCATAGCCGGTGTCGGTCAGGTCACGATCGGTGAGAGTGAATTCGCTGCCGTCCTGGCCCCGGACGGCGAACAGATAGGTGCGGCGCCCGGAGGCGGACAGCAGGGTCGCCTTAACGATGAAGTCGCGGCCGGCGAAGGGATGCCCTACAGGAGCAGCGCCCGGAACGCCTGCGTGCCCAGGTACATCATCAGCAGCATCAGGACCAGCCGCACCAACAGCACGCGCAGCACCCACAGCAGGACCGGCTTGAGCAGGCGCAGCAGTTCCAGCAGCAGGCGGCGATACAGGGTCGCCCATGAGCAGACGAGGTCCGCCGTCATAAACCACAGACCCAATAGCAAGGGCCGGAATTGCCATGAATAGAAGAATCTTAGGTTGTCTAAAAAGGCTCTTGCCGGCGATGGTGTCGGTGACGGAGCCGGTGGCTGTCGATTCATAGAGGGCGAAGGTCTCCTGGCGGATTTTCTTGATCTCGACGATCACGTCGCGGGCCGGCGGTTTGTTGTCCTGCGCCGAGTGCTGGCTTTCCTTGTAGCGGCCCCGAATGCCGATGACGGCGAGGTTGGAGTGCAGATAGGCCTTTTCCGCCGTCATGCGGATGTCGTCGCGGATATAGGCGATGTTCGGCGTGGTGAGGATGATGTCCCAGTTGAAATGCCGGTGCCGGGTCCAGGCATCCAGCCAGCCCATGGGCCGCCCGGCTGCCTTGGCCGCTTCCGGGCCGTCCGGGAAGTCGAAGCGCTTGAGGTCGGCTTCGCGCCAGGACTTCAGAAAGATCAGTTGGGTTTCGTCGAAAATGATGAACGCGCCCCGCGGCGCCCACATGAACCAGGTGCGCATCTTTTCCATGTCATCCAGGTCCTCGAGGTCGAGGTTGATGACGTCGCAGCTGGAGGGCGTCTCCGGCATCACCTGGAAGATCCGTTCGCGGGTCAGGCCGCGCACGTTGGTGATGATGACGCGGCCTTTCTTGATCGCGGGGATCAGGTCATCTTGGATCGCGCCGGAGGTCTTGTAGGAGCCGTTCGGGCCGTGATGAATCTTGATCGCCATGTCACTTACCTATGAAGGGGATGAAGGACATGGAGAAGCGCGTACCGATGGCGGCGAAGATCATGTTCACCGCGTCCGGCAGGCCGAAGAACGCCAGCAGCGAGCGCAGGTCGCCGTCCAGGGACGAGTAATAAGACGTGATGGTCGAGCCGATACCGATGCCGCCGACGACTTCGCGAAACGCCTTGTAGCCGATTTCCGCGACGAACAATTGCATCTCGAACCAGCCCTTGATGGCCATCTTGGTCAGCAGGACAAAGGCGTCGGTGACGAAGTCATAGACACCGCTGTAGAGGAAGTCCCAGAGGGATTGCATCCACGCGAGAATGTCGGAGAGAAAGGGAATGTCCATGGCGTTTCCTCAGGAGCGATAGAAAACGATCCATCCGGCCAGGATCGCGGCGATGAACAGCACCACGTAGCGGATGACGGAGAGTTCTTGGGCGTACTGGGTGAGGCAGACGTCGTAGCGCTGGCCGAGGGCGGTAAAGTCCCAACACGGCAGGGAGCCACCACCGGTGCCCAGGTGAATATCGAACTTGGAAGCGAGGACGCTTTCGAACTTGCCTTGCAGTTCCTGGAAGTCCTTTTGCGCCTTGGCGATGGCGTCGTCGTATTCCTTGATGGTCTTGTAGAAGGAGCCTTGCTTCGGCTCTTTCAGACCACCCCCGCCGGAGCCGTCGCCGCCATCGCCACCGGTCCCGCCGCTGGAGCCGGACCCGTCGCCATCGCCGCCGCTACTGCCGTCACCGCCGGGCGTGGTGCCGCAGTCACTGCCAACATGGCCCTGACAAGGGTTGTTACCGCCACCGCCCCCACCGCCGCCGCCACCACTGGAGCCGTCATCGCCACCGCCGTTACCGGGCTTGGTGCCGCCATCGCTTCCACCGTCGCCGCCGGGCGGGTTGCTGCCACCATCGCCCCCGGTGCCGCCGTCCCCACCCGGAGGCGGACCGTCACCCGGGCCCACGTCGCAGCCAAAGGCACAGGAGCCATTGGAGGTGAACCAGTTACCGGTGAACGAGCCGATGACCTTGCAGTACGTCGCGCCGGGTTGACCCTCAGCGGGGCCGATACAACCGTCAATCGAACTGACGGCGATCTCGCAGCCGAGGTAATTGATGAAGCGGGAGATCGGCGCTTGATGGGATTTTTCGTAGAGCGAGCCGGCCAGGATTTCGCACTTGTTTTCCTTGCACTCGCCGGTCTCTTTATTGAAGTCAGTACCTTCCGGACACCTATCACCTTTCAAGTAAACACTGGTACTAAATAATGTTTGGCCCGTGGCCGCAGCGGTTACAACACAATAAAACGTTTTGTCCGGATCGTTCTTCGACGGCTCCATGGCAAACACCCGGCCAGGATCTTTAGAAATGCTGGAAAAGAAAAGATCACAACCGGCAGAAGGAGATGGAACTTTCTTATCAAGATAATCTATGTACCAGTAATAATATTCGGCATGAGCCGCCGAACCAAATAACAACGTGATAATCAACAATATGAACCGAGGCATAAAAAAGGGGCCTTTCGGCCCCTCCTCCTGTCACTGATACTGGCCGATTTTCAATCCCGTCAGCAGCGCGGACGCCATGAATGCGCCCAGCATCAGGGACCAGATCACGTCAGGCCTTGCGCATCGCGCCGATGACCAGGGCGAGGCCGACCAGCACCGCCACGGCGGCGATCACCAGCTTGGCCACGGACGAGCCGTCGGTGCCGGCTTGGGTCAGCACTTCCTTGGTGGTTTCGTCGATCAGCGAGTCGGCGAAGGAGACGTTGGCCACGGCCAGGCCGACGGTGGCGATGGAAGCGTTGCGGAACAGGGCTTTCATTTTTTCCATGATTGGAACCTCATTAATTGCGCGCTTTGCGCATGGCGGAAATGATCAAGCCAGCCCCCAAACCAACGGCGAACAGCCCGATGGTCCCGGCGAAGCCGAGGCGGAAGGCCGACGGGTCGAAACCACCCATCAGCAGAGTCAAATAGCCCTCTGCCTCAGGCGGCAGCAGGTAGGTCTGTATCCACTCAAGGTGCGTACAGCCGACCGTGCCGTCCGCGTTCTGGACCCAGGTCTTGCACACTTGAACCGATACAGAGCCTTCCATTCGTGCAGTCCTCAAACAGCCAGGGAGGCCGCTAGGCCGTCGATCCAGCCCCAGGCGTAGCCGGTGGCCAGACCTACCGCGAACAGCGAGAGATAGCGGAGCATCGCGGCCTCCTACGGCTTACGCCTTGGCGTCCGGGGACTTGTCTTGTTTGTCCTGGCCCTGCGGCTGCTGGGCCGGGCGCGGGGCTTGGGCCTGCGCTTGCGGGCGGGCCGGGGCTTGGGCGGTCGGCGTCATCGGCTTGCCGCCCACGGCCAGCAGATCCACTAGGACCTGGGTATTGGTGATCCGGCCGAAACGGTCTTGGGTCGGGCGGACCACGCTGGCGAACTTGCAGAGCACCGGCTGCCCTTCGAAGACGATGGCGTCCAGCAGGGTCGGCTCGATGTTGTATTCGCTGATCTCGAAGCCCTTGGCGTTGCCACGGGCGCCTTCCGGGATCGGCGCGATGGACTGGACCGAGGCGTAGATTTCCCCGGTCTTGGTCGAGGTATAGGTGTCGGTCTTGGTGACCCACAGTTCGACGACGCCGCCTTGGGTTGCAAACATGTTCATCGGTGTTTCTCCTTCAATTCGCCTTTTTCGGCGTGAGTTGTCCCGCTGCTGCAAATTCGGCTATTTCGCCTTCATTCAGCGGTGTTGGGTGAAAGTGATGTGTTGGGCGATCCCTTCGGGCCGGGCTCTATTCGCTAGCGAACCAAGCCAACCACGGGTGTTCGTCTCGGCCCATCCGGGTAACGATCCCTATCGCAACGTCGTCGCCGACGGCCAAGGGGAACGCTTCCCCTTGGAACCCGCAGAGCAACACCAAGGGCTCTGCCCTTGTCATCCCGCTCTTGCCGCCGAGGGCTCGGGAGCGCGGGGCGGAGAAGCTGCCCCACACTCCCCGGCGGAGGCTGTTTCAGGGGGGAGGCGTTCAAGGGTGCGCTCCGCCCGTGCTTCCGTTCGCCGGAACGGTAAAGCTGTTCCGACGAGCCGGGAGCGCGGCCCTTGACCGGATCGGCCACGGTGCGGGCGGCTTGGATCAGGCAGAGCAGGAGCAGCGCTTTCAGGGTCTTAGCGAGCATGGGTCAGCCCTCCAATTGGAATGCTTCGCGCATGGGCACAAAGGGCGTGGGTTTCCCGCTGTCGTACACAACGTGCCAGTACTTCGGCGGACGCCGGGACGGGTCGTGTTTCGCGCAGAAGGAACGGGGACGGCAGAGCCAGCGGCCATCTTCCAGATAAGGCTGCCCAGGGGGCCGGCAGTCCGGACACGGCGACGGGCTGTGCAATGGGATGGCCTGCCTTGCGGACCAGCACACAGAGCAGGCGCAGTCCGGGGCGTGGGTTTGGCGCAGGTAGTAGGGACTGGCGGCCATGGCTCATTTCTGCCCCCTGCGACCACAGCGATAGTCTTCAATCGCCCGACGAAGCCAAGCGTTCTCGATCTGGTCGATATCGACAGTCAGGCCGCCCCAGGTCACGACCCTGCCTGAGACGCTGCCGACGATGCCCGCGAAGCAGAATTGAAAGGCGTCCATCACTCCTCCTTTCATGCTGTCCACTCCTGTTCCAACAGCCAGTTGCGAAGCAGCGCGCTATTCACCATGCGCAGCTTTCCAAGCTTCACGGACGGCAGCACACCCCGGTAAACCCAGGCGCGGGCGGTCCCGTAACTGATGCCGTTACGCTCCGCCCACCGTTCGATGGACTCCACATCTTGTTGCGGCCCTATCAGGGCGCTGGGGTTAAGCTCTTCCAGTTCCATGCTCGTTCCGTCACTATTCGTTGCAACAGCACCGCAGGGGCAAATCCACGGTGTAATTATTGAACTCAAACGGAGTCTATCAGTTCAGATTTAGAGTTCAAATATTGAACTGATAATTTTATAGATCAATATGGAATCAATTCAGGATAGAGCTATAGCTTTGATTTATAAGGCTGGGCTTGACGAACTGGTAAGGCAATCTGATATCTCTTGGAGCAGGTGGAAGAATCTGCGCCACCGGAAAGCTCGCATCAGTACCGAGGAGGTTGAGGTACTGGTAAAGCTGTTCCCTAGCTATGCGCTATGGATCGCCAGCGGCCAAGTCGCTCCGGAAGCAGGACAAACAAGCCCCGACTATGACGAAGCCAATCGAAACTTGCCCAATCAAAACGCGGGATAGCGATCACTAGAAAAGTAGCACTGCGATGGTATGCCCTACGGACGGAAGGCAAGAATGAAAGCTGACAAGGACGATGCACCAGAGTACTTAAGAAGAAAACGGAGCCAGAGCTTTGGTAAATGGTCGCTCGCAATTGCTCTAGGGCTAGGACTTTCAGGGTTGGCTTTACACATGGCAGGAAATAAATTTTCTTTCCTTCCAAAACCACAACCCAGCCAACCCTCTAGACTTGAGAAACCTGCTCACACCCCTAACGATAACACTCCCCAAAATCAGCCCCAAAAGACATCAGAAGAACTTTTTTGGGAAAGTGTTAATGCACGCAATCATCAACAGAGCCAGCCTAAGCAAACTGTTTATAACGATAGTAATTACGGGCCACAAAAACCGGCCAACACCTACACACCGCCAGCCCCCCATCGAGTAGTATCTGCGCCTCAGCAAACACAGCAACGCCAAACCAATCGAGCAAGCCGCGAGCGAACCTCTAAATGGATCAAAAGCTGGAATGGCGGTACAAACTATCTGGCGGAATGGCTATCCATAAACAATTACATAGATGGCTCCAGTGTCTGTGCAAATCATCGACGCGGATCAATCAACTTCCGCGAATGCCGTAAAGCTGCCAAGCAGTATTTCCATGAGCAGTGCAGAAACTGGCGTGCGCGTTATGACAGTGACCGCAAGGTAAGCAGTGATCGAATGAAGACACGTTACTGCACTGCGGCGAGCAGCTTCAACCCAATGGGATAATTTAATTTTAAAAAGCAACTTATACTTAAAAACATCAATGAGTGACCAATCCAAAAACATGGAGATGCTAAGTGTGGAGCTTTGAAACTACAGGCGCACATAGAAGGAACAGAATAATTTTTGAAAATATCATTTCAGGAGACCGAATGAAAGCGATAAAAACAGGGAGACACAAAAAACTTTTGACATAAAAACTTCAGCCCAATAGGCTAACCCAACACTTTGAGATTTTAAATATAACGATATAGTTAGGACGCTGACCGCATGTACAGAGTAAGTGTTTTCATCGACTGGGACAGTGCCGCCAGAATCTCACCCAACGGGCTCGCAATTCGAAACCCCGACGCCCCGCTAAAAACTAAAGAAACTGCTATAAGCAGCATATTTGAAGAGCTGCAAAAGAAAACACTAAAAAAACTCAATGAAATAACAAACAACAAAAGAGCCACCATTGAGAAAGCACGCATTTACCATGGATGGCATCAAGGAACAACAGCAACAAAAGACAGAGTAGCTTGGGAAAACATAAGGAACAAAATTCGTTCTCTACGAGAGGGAAACTCGATATTTACCCCTGAAATTCAATTTGGAAATGAATTAATTTGCAACGGCATAAGAGTCCCTTTATATGACACTTTAAGACAAGATCAAGGTGGAAAAAGAAAATCTACAAAAAAATTCCAACAAAAAATGGTAGATACATCACTTATATCAGATCTGCTTTGCCACTGCCGGACCGAAAGTAAAAATTTCAAAAGAGACTCAGAGCCCAACTCAGCTGCGATAATCATTGGGGATGACGACGATCTTCTACCGGGAGCATTTGTCGCTGAAGCCTGGGGTATGCCGACATATGTATTCAGAGTATCAAGAGAACATGAAAGTCGGCACATTTCATCATCTGGAATTATTCATAGGATTTAAAAATGGATATCGAAAAAATCACAAAGGACATCCTCGCATTTAGCGACCCTTTTACGGACAGTAAAATAAAAAACCCAGCAGGAAAACGTAGAGTAGAACTAACAAGAAACGCAAGAGAATTAGCCTTCGATATCGACAAAACTTCAGGAAGAATCTCCTCTAGGCACCGAAAAGCAGACTATCAAAATCTAAAATCCCTTCTAGCTTCTCCAGAATTTTGCGATATAAGAAGGCTTGCAGACACTCAGCATCGGTACTATTCACGGCAAGAACACAGTCCCGAGATACCAGCCGAAATAACCATAAACAATAAGAAAATTCCAGCAGAAAATCTAGCTGAAAAAATATCTTCTATCGATGGGAAAATTTCGTTAACGCTGCTCGATGGACCTGCCGGTGTCGGAAAAACACATCAAATCAAACAACTAGCCAAGAAACAAGCAGCAAATTTTTTAAGCGACAACCAATCACCACCTGTTTTACACATCAGCAGCGGAGGAAGAAGACTTTCAAACTTCCCCGACGTACTGGCTGCAACCACACAAGAGATCGGAGCATGCTTTAATGGAAAGCAAGTACCAATATTAGTTCGTCACGGATTAATAATTGCTGCAATTGATGGTTTCGACGAACTGGTTGACGCTGACGGCTATGAAGACTCATGGAGGGCCCTTCAACACTTTCTCAATGATGTAGGAGACTCAGGACAGATAATACTTGCGGCAAGAGATACATTCATCGACCAACAGGAATTACTAGAAAGAATAAACAAAGAAAATTTCGAAAACATAAAGCTTGAACTTGGCCATATCAATCTAGTATCACCAGACAGCGCGATAGAATATCTATCCAAGTCTCCACACTGGAAACCTGACGATATTAACTCAGAAATCACTCGAGATATCTTATCAGAAGGTAGCTACGCACTTCGACCATTTTTTCTTAATGTATTGAGAGACGCAGGCGGCTGGGAGAAAGTAAAAGACGAGGGCTTCAGATCCTATCTCGTCAATAGCCTAATCCTGAGGGAGGCAAAAATAATTTCTTCTACACTAAAAGGATTAGACGTTCAAGAAGTTATACCTCCACTACACCATTTATTCTCTGAAATATCACTTGAAATGGCAATTAGAGAAAACAACTTAATTGATCTAGAGCACCTTTCATTTATTATGTCATACGTATTTGATGGGGTCACAGATGATGCTTCCATACGCAAACTCTCTCATAAATCTGGAAGCACCTCTTTACTTGAAATAACAAACGAAAAAGACAAGAGAAAATTCCCCCACTCAGAAATTCAATACTATTTCTTTGCCCATGCCATACTTGAAGCACTAGCAGGAAAATCAACCCCTTCTGTTCTTCGAAGAACAATACTAGGAAATGAGCAGCTTGAAGTATTCGCAGAAGTATTTGCATCTAAAGAAAAACAGGCGAAAGACGCTACAACCTACTTGTACTCTGAACTCAATAAAGATTTGACTGCCGACAGCCTTTCGAACAATGGATCCGCAATAACCCTACTAGCATTCTCGCTAGGTCTGCTCAACAGGCTTGACTACCTAACAGTTAATGAGGCCACTTTTGCAGCCGGCTCACCATCGGGCGTCTTAAACGACTTTTCTGCGAGTCGAATAGATGCATGCGGCGCTGATCTGACAGACGTAACATTCGAAAAAACTAGGATTACCACACTAGTAATCGATGAATACACAAAATTCGGAAAAAGTTATCCACAAATAGACTCATTAGAAATTCGTGGTCCTAACTCTCGCATAGAGCGCTCACCAGAAATAATTAGCAGCGAACTCTCAAAACACAGCATAGCCACCTCAGAAAAAAATTACTCAGAGAATCCAGCTATAAAACTATTGGAAAAGCTAGCACGGCGCTCAAATCGTTATTGCTACATAAGAGAAGAGGGCGATGACGAGGGTTCATTCTTATTAAAAGATGACAGATGGCCAATACTCAAAAATATTCTTGAAAAGCACAACAGAATTGATATCAAAGTAAAGAAACCTATGCATGGAAGACCTGCTCCTTTATTCAGAATCAAAAACCCCATGGAACTCCTTAATCACTCACTACCAGAAACAATAAAAATACTTGATGATATATTAAAAAACACCCAGCAATATTAACACCCCTAACATGACAGAGCCGCCTCCAGAGAGGCGGCTACTCTCCCTAATAAATAAAGAATTCGCATCACTCAATCAAAACTTTCTACCACATTAATTCTACAATAGATTTTTCGATTTACGCTCCTTATTACTGGAAGCCCAACATGTCGAAAAAGAGTCGAAATCAATGGCACGAAGAGCCACGAAGTGAGACGCCTAAAGAGCGAAAACAGTGGCATTGGAACGTATAAGAACGCTTCAAAGCCATGTTTTAGAGGGTTCGATTCCCTTCGCCCGCTCCAGATCCCAATGCAAAAGCCCCTGACACCAACCAGTGCCAGGGGCTTTCTGTTTTCAGGCTTTACCGCGTAAAGCCCGGGAAAGATCGGAAGCGCCCCATGGATTTCGGTGGAGGCGCAGCCGGAAGGTTCCTCTCCCTTACATCATCAGCGAGTAGGCCCGCTCCAACTGGTCCAGATCGATCTCCAGAGGCAGCGGCAGGGGCGCTTCGCCGATGTGCTGCTCGCTCGCGAACTTTCCCTCGGCCAACACACGTGCCGGGTCGTTGAGGGCGAGGAAGTCACCCCCGTCGTATTCCCAGAAGTTCAGCGGTGAGCGGCCGGAATAGGTTTCGTTCCAGCAGGCGACGTACAAACGTTCGCCCAGGACTTTCGGACGGCAGGAAACGTAGGGTTCCAGATAGACCTCATGGGTGAGGTACAGGAAGGTGAGGTCATCCACGCGATAGGCCGGCGCTTCGCTGACCTCCTGAGGCTCCTCGTCCAGTTGCGCTTCGGGGTTCGCTCCCGGATCGACCGCTGCGACAGCGGAAAACCCATCCGCCCCCCCGGGCTCTCCCATGGCCATGCCTCCGCCGATGAAAAGGGAAGCAACCACGACCAATAACTTCAACACGACGCGTCCTCGCCTGAAAATCGCGGAGATTACGCCGCCAACTTTTCAGGTATGCGATCAGGGTGGCCCGCAACCTTCCGCCCCGCCGCCCGATATCGGGCAATTCCTACACGACGGAAGACGCATCCACCTGGGCCCGCACCCGGCTCGTCTTCTCGCTCAGCGCTCTTTCACGGTGTTCCGCAGCGAATTAGTAATTATCTGTAGGAATAACTCCTCAACAGCCTCGTATCACTTCCGCTCGAGCCGAATCTCGACCAGCTTGCCATCGATGAAGCGCAAGTGTCGGTAGACGCCTCCACTGGGGCCATACACCCAGAATTCGGTGCGTGCGGCATTCAACTTGGGCACGCCGTTGTTGCGCAGGGCAGGCTCGTTGACGATCCTGCTCAGCGGTTGCCCGCACCTTTCCAAGACTTGCTCGACGCTGTCGCCCTCATCCACCAGATGCGTGCCACATCTCATCGAGGCAACGGCAGGAATTGCCAACGAAGACATGAACAGCGTCAGCGCCGTGCGAAACATGGATACCTCCCGCTTCCCCCGATAATGAAAGCGCGGACCGCCGCGGGGCGAGGCGAACTCCCTCACAAAGGCGCAAGCGTCGCACAGCGGCATGGCGACGCAGGCAGTTCCTTGCCGTCGCTTCGCCAGCTTCGTTAGACTGCCGCATCGCAGCACGCTTTCGTGGCTGCGCCCTCCCCGATCCGAGGCTTGCATGTTGGAGATAGTAGTCATCCGATAACCGCCACTTCGTCATCCCGCACGAGGTGTCGCCGGTTATCTGCCTTCGCCATGGCTCGCACGCGCCTTTTCGCGCAGTGCGGCCGCGTTGTCATACCGATGATTACAGGTTCTACCGACATGAACGTTTCCAAGCCGGAACAACGGACGCTTCACGCCTTGGCCCAGGGCGGCCATATCGCCTTCCTTCGCGACGCTTCGGGCAAGATCACCCGCATCGAGTGCTACAACCGCGACGGCCACCTGCTGCTCGACTGCACCCTGGCGGTGTTCTCCAGGCTGAAGAACAAGGGCCTGATCCACTCCCGCCAGGGCAGGCCCTACCGGATATCCATGGCCGGGCTGAAAGCCGTGCGCCCGCAGGCGGACAATCGCTGA